GGGGGTTCGTAAAGTTCGTTTTCGGACTTTACTTCTTGTTCCTGGAGCCATGAAGTCCAGCGATCTACCAGTACATCGAAGTCGATGGAGTAATGCACCGCCGGCGCGCCTCTGACATGATGTGTTGCGTATGTCAGGAACCCCATCGCTGCGAGGCATTCGCGCGCTTTTCGAACGGCGTAGCGCGTTAAGCACAGCTCATCGGCCCAATCGAGATCGGTTTTGTAGATCGCCTCACCATGCGCGCGGGGTTTCCAGTAGAGCAGCTGATTCAGCATCATTGCGGATTCGAGCGATCCGGTGAACCGCACAAACGCGCGCGGGATGGTGATGATGTTGCGCTGCCCTGCCATCGTCAGCAGTGTCGCAACAAGTGTATTTGCGCTCATCGGCGTTCCCTTGCGCTGTTGTGATACAATGCAGGCAACATATTGAGTACTCCTGAGCAGGCCAGAGCACATGGGGCGCAATCCCATCGCTCTGGCCTGCTTGGTTGTTAGCCAGGATTAAGCGATTCAATATCGCATATCCACGCCACTTCATCAGGTGATAAATCAAACCACTCGCCATTCATTCGGCAGTGCGCGAAAGTCCGGTGCATGTAGGCTTCTGCCCACACCATGTCATCGGTTGGCATCGAATGGATAAGCTTCGTCGGGAAAGGGAGCTGTAGCCCGAATGATCGGGTGCGTGTGGGCACATCAATCGACTTGCCGATCTTGTAGCAGTTCTGGCCTTCAACCAGATAGATGTACCCAGAACGATCACGCGGGGGGTGCTTCGGTGTTCGTCGCGCCAGCCGCGCTTCGTAGTCGGCGATGATCGCCAACGCACGATCAATCACTGGTGTTCGCCCTGCAAACTCTACGAGTAGTGACTTTTTGTCAAGGACGAACGGTGGCAGGTTTGGATGTTGACTTGTTCCCACATTGCTGATCATGTGCTCAGCGGCGTATTCTGCGGCACAAAAGCGCGCTTCTTTCATGCTTTCGCGTACCGCACGTCCAATTGCGCGATCACTCAGTCCTTCGATCTGGTTTGCCGGGATAATGACACACGCAGGGTCAGTTGCATCGTCCCACTCGATATGATCACCGACATACCATGTTTTCCCATCGCGGGTTGTGATTCGACGCGTAACAGCCATCTTGCACCCCTTTTCTATTGCTTCTATGCTCGCTTCATTATACCCGAAAAGATGTGCTAAAAACGTCAGTTTACAGCATTGTAATGCGGTAAAAAACCAATGCGATACGCCGGCGGTCGGGGCCGGCTGCGGGCGGGCGACAAGGCCACATCAAAGACGCAAGATATTGCGTCTCTACTGACGGCGGGGTCAGCTAGAGCGGGTCAGGCCCTTCCGTATCAGGCGTGCTGTCGATGTCGGGATTGTCGCCCGGTTCTGGTGGCGGGGGTGGGTCGGCGTTGATCATGGCAGCACCTTGGGCAGCGCCAGCAGGTAGCCGCTCCGCTCATCGCGCAGCACGCGCGGCTCAAAGGACAGATCCCAGTAGGCGCGCTCGGCTGCCACGGCCAGCATCTTGTAGAGCAGATCGCCCGATACCCAGGCCTGCCCGTGCCACCTACTTGCATCGGCCAGCCGCACCGCGCCGTAGCTAATCAGCAGCAAGAGCAGCGCGCTGTCGGGGTCGGCTTTCGGCCACAGGTACAGCGTCCACGCGCCGTCCGCCTCAAGCATCGCGCCGACCCTCGGCCGCCAGTCCGGCGACGGGTAGAGATGCCCGATGTCGCAGAGCAGCTTGAAGGCGCGACTGGGGCTCAGGCTCACGCGGTGGATCGTCGCGTCCTTCTGCGGTGCGCGGTCGTCAAAGTCCGGCGCACCCAGGATGGTCAGGGTGTGGCCGGGCCGTTTCATGGTAGAATTAGCCATCTCGACTCCTTTTCTTTGGGCGATGGATCGAACCCCGATCCATCGCCCACGTTTCACGTCACCACTTCAAGTCAAAACCTCCATTTTTCGCGGGTCGTTTCACTCCGCGCGGATAGGCTGCACCACGAATAGTGCATCCCAATCGCCCATTTTGAAACGTTCACCCCATAGCGGCAGATGCCCGCTGCTGTGGCTAGGAGGTTACTGTGCTGCCAATAGCGAACCCTGCGTCCCGTTCGCCCGCCGCCCTGATTGCGGCATTCCTCGATTCCCGATCCGAGACCTGCAACCCCGCCTCGATCGCGACCTATCGTGCCTTCCTGCGCCCGTTCAGGGACTACCTAAAAGACCGCCCGATCAGCGCGCTCACCATCAGCGCGTACCTGGCTGAGCAGCGCAGCCGCAAGCTCGCCCCTGCCACCATCGGCGGGTCGTACCGGATGATCAAAACGCTCTGTCGCTGGTTGACCGAGCAGGACGTACTGGAGCGCGATCCGTTCGTCGGGGCCGGCCGCGTGCGCCCGATTGCACAGAAGCGCAAGCGGCGGCGGATTTACTCCGAGGAACAGGTGGTCAAGCTGCTGACCACCGCGCGTGAGTGGATCGATGAGCGAGTCGAGGTCAACAAATGGTGGCCGAGTAGTAATCCCTACGCGCTCCGCGACGCCCAGCAGTCCTACGCGCTAATCTTGCTGCTGTGCGACAGCGCGCTACGCGCGGCAGAGGTCTGCGCGCTCAGCTGTGGACAGATCCGCGCCGATGAGATGATCGTGCTGAGCAAGGGCGGGCATGAGGACAGCGCGTTCATCAGTCCGATCACGCGGCAAGCGCTGCTGAGCCTGGCGGGGGATCGACCCGATGCCGATCCGCTGTTTCGCGATAAGTTCCTCAAGCGCGCCTCGACCCGCGCGCTGCGCAAGTGCCTAGCGCACCTCGCGAAACGGGCCGATGTGCCCTTAGTGCCCCGGCCGCTGCATGCGTTCCGGCACCTCTGCGCCCGCAACTGGTTGAAAGAAGGCCTAGGCGATCTGACGATTCAGCAACTCATGCGGCACTCGTCACTGAACACGACGCGGATCTACACCCAGCTCGACCCTGCGGAGCTGGCGGCGATCCACGGCAAGGCCAGTCAGATCGCGCGGCTGGTGGCACGGTCGCAGGAGAACGACGATTAGCTGAGCGTCCACCCGGCGGCCCGCCATGCGCGGGGGATGTTGCAAAGCGACAGGCGCATGGCTTCGATGGTCGTTGTCGTGCGCGGGCCGTGATTAACAAACCGCTGGCCGTCAAAGTAGGTTCCGTGGCCGGCGGCATGGTGAAACGAATTACCGTCGGCGCTTCGGACATCCGCGCCGGCCGCCAGCAGCACGGGTGCCCATTTGAGCTGATCGAGTACCGACCCGCCTAGTAAATGCACGCGCCGCCCGCTAAACTCATCGGGCAGACAGGATGTCGCGCCGTGCGGCGTCGGCACCGAAAAGCCAAGCGTGATCGGCACGCCGCCGATCCGATCAGGGATCTGGTCGACCGCGCCCGGCACCTTGGGAATGATCATGACCGTCTCGACATATCGGCTGATCGCCAGCGCCCATGTCAGGACTTCGGAAAGTGGGCGCTGTTCTTCCCAGTCGATCACGCTGGCCATCGTCGGCACTGCCGCCGCGACGGCCGCGAGATAGCGCTGGTACGCCGTTTGGTACGCAGCATCAGGCGGCGATAAGCCGTCAAACTTGCGCCAGTCCTGATCGGCAAAGGCGAGCGGATAGTGATCAGGATACAGCGCGGCCGGCAAGCGTGCGCCTGGCCACCAGCCGGAGGCGCGCGCCATTGCCATATAGCTGCGGTTCCCACCCAGGCAGAAAATAAGTTTCACGGATCGAACCTCCAGACATTGAGTGCAGTGCCCTGCTGCGTTGTTTCGGTAGCGATGAGGCGGAACCCGCGCCGCCGCCACCAGGCGTTGGCGTGCGTCATCCTGATCGGACAGCGCGCCGTGATCGGCTTGCCGTAGTCGATCAGCGCCGATAGCATATCCCACCCCGCGCCAGGTCGCGTGCTGATGATCTCGTAGATCGTGATCGTGCCGTCGCGCCGGGCATGCCAGCGGCAGTAGCCGCCCTCGATCAGCAGCAATTCGCCCGCTTGTGCGCTGCCGTATAGGCTCTCGAAGATCACGGCATCCCCTCCTAACACACGTAGCAGTACGACGCGCATTAACTATTACATTTATTGCGCGTCGCGCACCCGGCTCCTTCTAAAAATCAGTTGGTTAATTCCGGTGAGCCTCGCACGCCCGTTCGGGCGGTTAGCTCAGCTGGCCAGAGCGCATCGTTCACACCGATGAGGTCACAGGTTCGAGTCCCGTACCGCCCACCAGACTTTGTGAAAAATGTGCGCCGTTTTGCGGAGTCGCGGCATTCGCGCCAAAAGGCCCGGCATGCCGCGCTGTGCCGCGAAAAACCGCCGATCTGCGAAACACCAGAGTGGTGTCCTTACCCTCGCGGGGTGTCTCGCGTGGCTGGCGTAGGCGGGCGAGTGCCCTAGCGCCGATGATTTTAGGGGCTTGCCGAGAGTGTCCATCCGGCGGCGCGCCATGCGCGGGGGATATTGCAAAGTGACAGACGCATGGCTTCGATGGTCGTTGTCGTGCGCGGCCCGTGATTGACGAAGCGCCGGCCGTCGAAATAAGTGCCACGGCCAGCGGCATAGTGAAACGAATTGCCGTCGGCGCTTCGGACATCTGCGCCAGCCGCCAGCAGCACGGGTGCCCATTTGAGCTGATCGAGGACGGAGCCGCCCAGTAAATGCACGCGCCGCCCGCTAAACTCATCGGGCAGGCAGGATGTCGCGCCGTGCGGCGTCGGCACCGAGAAACCGAGCGTGATCGGCACGCCGTTGATCCGCTCAGGGATCTGGCGGGTAGCGCCCGGCACCTTGGGAATGATCATCACGGTCTCGACATGGGTGCTGATTGCCAGCGCCCATGTCAGGACTTCAGATAATGGGCGCTGTTCCTCCCAGTCGATCACGCTGGCCATTGTCGGCGCTGCCGCTGCGACGGCTGCAAGATAGCGCTGGTACGCCGTTTGGTAGGCGGGGTCGTCTGGGGCAAGGCCGTCAAACTTGCGCCAGTCCTGATCGGCAAAGGCGAGCGGGTAGTGATCAGGATACAGCGCGGATGGGAGGCGCGCGCCTGGCCACCAGCCCGCTTGGCGCGCCGTCGCCATATAGGCGCGATTGCCGCCCAGGCAGAAGATCAGGCGCATGGGCGTTCCTTTCGCTACGGATACTCCTGACAGAGCTTGCGGCAATTCCTTACAACGTACTATGCCACAAGCGTTAAAACGTCGTGTACACTGGCATCGAAACGACACCATGTAGCACGCTCGTGCGTATATACTAGTATGAACAAAATGTCATAAACAGGTTGTTAAAGAACACCGGCGGCGGGTCGTCTTCGGCCGGCAGCGCGGGGCAAATCGATCAGTCTCATGATGAGACGGAATCCCAAAAGAGTGAGTTGTGACTAGTACGGTCACAGAAATAACCGGCGATGCGCTACCTAGCAATCCTCGCGATCATGGCCGCGCTGCTCATTGGCTGTGGCGAGTCACCGCAAGTCGTACCGGCATTCGTGCCGCCGGCGACTGCTGCGCCAGCGCCGGCATCCGTGGCACTTAAGGACATTGACCTGGAGCCGTTGCTGGTGCAGTCCGGCGATCTTCCGTCCGGCATGAGTGCCGCGCAGATCAAAGACTCAGCGCCGCCGGCGATGAAGGACTACCCGCCAGCAACCAAGGCAATTGACCAGCGCTTCCAGCGCGGTGGAAAGACCGTCGGCGGGGTCGTGGTCTTGCTCTATGAGCAGCAATCCGACCTGACGACGGCGACGGCGCTCGTGACCAAGATCGGCAAGTACAGCGAAGTGCTTCCTGACGTTGGCGAGCAGGCCAAACTCTTTCTTGGTACGGATCTGTTGCCTGTTCGCGGCGTGACCTTCGTGCGCTGCCATGCGGTTGTTGATGTCGCGATGAGCAACGTTGACACCCGCGAGATCACCGCCTACGCGAAACGGCTCGATAAGCGGCTGCAAGCTGTCGTATGCTCCTGATTTCATAGATGGCCTAAGCTAGACTCAGTAATGCGAGGATGGTGATGGCCTGGTAGCTGGCTGACTTCCCCTGGAAAGTTAGGCAGGCAGTTACCAATACGAACGCCCATGCGGGCTGCGAGTTACGCGGCTGCCTGCATGGGCGTTCGTATGTCGGTCGATTGTAGATCAGATCGATCCGGCTTGTCTACTTTGCCTGTCTTCACGAACGCATCAATAGCCGAGCTGGTGATCCGTCGCTCCGACCCCACCAGCACGAACGCCAACCGGCCTTCCTTCATCCACTTGTACAGCGCTGCCCGCGTGACTCGCAGCTTCTTGGCCGCCTCTGGGATCGTGTAAAACGTCTCTTCGTCCATGTGGCTACCCCCTCGCTAACTGGTTGACACCAGCATACACCCATACGCGCATATTGTCAATGGTATTATCGTATTTTTACGATGAAACACTTGACAACACCCGTTGACAGTGGTATACTATCATCAGTTAGGAGAGCACACACGAAAGCCCAAAGCAATGACCCGCCAGCAAGCTGCCACCATCGCCCGCATCGAAGAGACACTGGAAGCCCAGCGGTTCACCGCCAGCCAGGCGAGCAGGGAAGCCAGCCAACTCGACCCCCGGTCAGTGCTCATCGCTATCCAGGTCAAGCTGAGTGAAGGACGATACGAGGAAGCCAAGCAGATGTACCTCGACTATAAGAAGGGCAACTAAGATGCAAAAGAAGTACAAGGTAACGAAGGTTGGCGATAAGATCGCGGTCGTGCTGTATGGACGCACCCATAAGCCGATCCATCAGGGGTTTATCACTAAGGCTGATGTCGCACGGCTCCAGCCGCTTTTCAATCGCTACTTGTCAAAGTCCGATGTCACCGAACTGAACAGCCAGATCGAGGCGATCTAGGCACACCAGAAAGCGAGCAACGAACCATGACAATCCACTCCGACCAACCCATCCCTCGCCTCTGCGACATCCTCGACCGCGCCCGTGATTACAGAGACAGCGCCGTCAGGCTCGGCGACGCGGCGCTGACCAAGCGCATCAACACGCTGGTGAAAGACAAACTGCCCTACGCGCGCCTCCGCTGGGAGCTGGGGACGCTGCACATCGACAGCCCGTCAGGGAAGCACTACCGGGTCACGCGGGCCGGGTGCGACTGTTTGAATGGTCAGAAGAGCAAGAAGCGGGAATGCTGGCATCTGCTCGTTTGGGGCATCTTGGAAGACCTGTTCCTGGCTGAGTGTGAGTCCAGGGACATCGAGGCCGAGTCGCGGCCCATCGCAGCGCGGATCGTGGCCGTGCGGTCGCTGGTGTGGGCGCAGCTATGACAGCCCCACGCTGCTGCACCTGCCACCGGCGGCTGGCCGATCTGCGCGATGATGCCACCAATAAGCCGATGTGCGCGAAGTGCTGGTTGAAGAAGTACGACGACGAAGGTAAAAAGTAACAGGAAGGAAGGAAGGAAGCAAGATGGATCAGATTGGACGACAGATCGCTGCACTCCCAATCAGTACCTTTGCCGTCGCGGCGGTTGAATGGCAAGCCCACGAATGCGACAGCGAGAGCGATGTTTGCGGGTGCGAGTTTCAATTTAACTGTACGCGGTGTGCGCGGCCGCAGGTGTGTTACGGCGAAAGCATGCCACACCTGATCGGCATCGGCGGTTTGTGCGAGGGGTGCTACTACGGAGTCGACGCACGCGGCGAATAATCGACGAACGACGAAGGGGAACACGAGCTATGATTATCATCAGTAAGACCGCCGCCGGCATCCTGATTCAGCGTGACGACCTGGACATCGAAGTCGACCACTTTGCGATCCCCAGCACGCTCGGCCTGATCATCACCAGCCTGATTGACTGTGGGCGCATCGTCGGCAAGGCGCGCGCCGAGGGCTACGATGCCGGGCTGCTCCAGGGCTACCAGCAGTGCCAGATCGAGCAGGCGATGAGCCAGCGCATTGCGGCGCGGCAGGAGCTGGATCTGGTCGAGGCGGTGGTGAGCGCGGGGCTGGTGCGGGCGGCGTGACTGAAAGCTGAAAGGAAGGAAGCGACGATGCGGTACACGATCAACAAGACACTTAATCAGTATGTCGAAGCCATCCCGCGCGACGTTTTTGAGAGCACCCCCAAAGCTGTTTGGGCCGCGATAGCGATCAGCCTGGCCACTTGCGGCGGTAGCAACCTTGACGACGCGGCGCGGGCAGTGGTACGCGAGTGGAGCATCCTGAACCAGAATAAGATCGTGCCCCAGCCCATCCCGGCTGCACTGAGGAAGTACGACCAGCCCGATCCGAACGATGAAACTGATTTTTAGTACGCTTGCCTAGATATTCCTGCTATACTTTTATCGACGAAAGCGAGAACCGAGATGCGAGACACCACCACCACCACCACCAACCCACCGCTCCAGGCAGCCGCTGGCCCCGCCCGCCTCAGCCGCCAGCAGCTCGCGAAAGAAGGCCGCGCCGATCACGGCATCCCCGCGATCAGCGCTGAGCAGGCCGCACGCGAGATGGATCAGCTGTTCAATGAGAAGATCGGCAAGGCAGCGTCTCAAGCGGTGCCCGAGCCGCCAACGTTCACACGAGCTGCCGCGCGCCGCCCCGTGGAGCGCCCGCGCGAACCGCTATTGCAGTGGGCCACCGGGCTGCCGACGAACGATAAGCGCATCTACGCCGGCTGGTTTGTGGAGGCTGGCCAGGACGCCGATCTGGACGCGGCGATGGGACGCGCGGGGTTCCTCCCCGTCGCCATCAAGCATGGCGCGGGCAACGTCGTCACCCACTGGGCGCTGCCGGTGTGTTCGCTCTTTGTGGTCTGTGACGGAATCCAGACTATTGGCGAAATGCGCGACAGCGTTGACCGCTATGGCATCGCGTTCGGCTGGCGCGTGAGCGAGGGCCGGCCACAGAGCGTGCTGCGGGCGCGCGTGTTCGTGCAGGATCTATGCCAGGTCGGCTATCTGCAGCCGCTGCTGCTGAGCGTCAAGAGCACGCTCACCGGCGATCTGCTCAACTGCTTCATTCGCCACTACGAGACACTGGATAGCATTAACCCGATCCGCGCGGCTGCCAATCCGCCCAAGCCGCCCATCAGCGTGCCGTTCTACGCGGTGTCGGTCACGCTCGGGGCTGGCAGCGAGGTGCAGCGCGGCTCGGGGCAGACCAAAGAGATCACGCCGATGGTCGAGATTGGCGCACGGGATCGCGCGTACGTGCTGGCGCATTGGTGCAAGAAAGACTGGGTGCAGGCGATCGAGAGTCAGGTCGACGCGACGATCATCTGGAGCCGAGCCGAGAGCAGCAAGATCGCAGCGGGCGATCAGGAAGAGGGAGTGTGATGCTAGACGCAGGCCGCGACCTGGACGCGCTGATTGCGCTCCAGGTCTTTCGCTACACGCTCGATTACGAGTTCGCCGATACGCTGGGTGCGCCGACGGTGCGCGAGCTGCGCGATCAGTACGACGAATGGGGATTGCTGCCGCACTACTCGACCGACATCGGCGATTCGTGGCTGGTCGTTGAAGCGATGGAGGCGCGCGGGATGTGGTGTCAGATGCGAACACCATTTGAAGGTGAAAACAGCGATGGCTATTGGGCCGGATTCACGCCGCACAGCACAACCGGATGGAACGGCAGCCCCGATCACTGGACGCAGGCCGATGATATGGCGCTGGCGATCTGCCGGGCCGCGCTCGCTGCCTGTGGGGTGCCGCTTGACGAATCCCCGCCCGCCATGCTATCCTTGTAGCGCGGCGAGAGGTCACGCTCGGCGGGTACACCGCGACCCGTTTTAGCCGGTACACCTTACCCGGCCGCCGTACCATAAGGCAAACTTTAGGGGCTGGTGGGGGAGTCATTGGGCAGCCTTCGTGTGCCGGGATGGCACGGGCAGCAGGACGCCTTAGATAGCGGATACGAACCTGAAAAATGCTCAGTTACCCGCGACACCAGAGCAGCGCCGGGCGGCTCAACGCCCAAACAATGACGCCCTATCCCAAACACTAGCCCCACCCAATCCAGACAACCCAGGGGCGCAGCATAGCGAGCGCAGCACAAAAGCCGATCCATTGCGGGTCGGCTTTTGTGTGGGGTCGAGCTGTGGAGCTGTGGGGATTCACTCTGATAAACGCAGCCCGCGCCGCTTTTCGCACATCGCCGCGGCCTTCGGCCGAAAGCGGAAAGCAAAAAGCTGAAAACGGAAAGGGGCTCGGACTCCTTTCGTCTTTCAGCTTTTTGCTTTTTGCTTTCCCTCGCAGGCCGGGCCTCGCAGCGGGTACGTCACCCCCTCGCCGCGCGCCCGGCCTGTTTGCGCGGTAGTATAGCACATCTGGTCTAGCACCCCCTTGCGCATTATGTTATGATTGTAGCTGTCACCCTCTCGCCGCACCAGGCGCGCACCTCCATGCACAACAACGTTCAATTTCTCTCGACCGAACTCCAGGCCAGCATCGCCGAGCTGCGCACACTTGACGACCCCGACGCCCGCGCCCGCGCGCTCGATCTGCTGACGGATCGGATTCTCAAAGACAGCGAGGCCCAGACCACCAGCCTGCAACTGACGATTGAGCGCATCGAAAAGGCGTTCGATCATCGCCATGGACTGCTCGAGCGTAAGCTCATCGCCGACAACCAGACCCGCACCAGCGACATCTACCAGATGGTTAGCCAGGTGCGCAACGCGCAGATCGAGGCGCACCCGCAGATCACCCAGGCGCTGGCGGGGGTCAACGCCATTCAAAAGACGAACGAGGATATTGAGATCTGGGTCAGCCGGCTTGAAGCGGCATTCGTCCAGGGGCGCGACTACGCGGCCAGCGAGCGGTCGAAGCTCTGGCAGGCGGTCGATCTGCTGGACGAGCGACTCACGACGGTCGAACAGGCGCGGGGGATTGTGCCAGCAGCCGATCCGCCAGCAGAGCCATAGACCGGGATGGCGCGGGCAGGGAGCGCTAGAACAATCCCCGCCCGCTAGACACAACCCCACAGAGCGAGGTCGCATCTTGTGGCAAAGTATAAACGACTTTTAACCAGTGCCGAACAGCGCGCGCTGGAAGGCGACGTACTGACCGAGGCAACCGCGGCGCACATCGCCGACCCGACGAATGCCGAGAAGCGCAGAGAATACCACGCCGCCCTGATCGAGCGCTGCGCCAGCGCCAGCGCCGCAGCCGTGGTCGGACTATACGAGCGCGTGGAGGGGCAGGAACTACAAATAGCCGATCTGCAAGTACAGATCGATGCGATGCGAGCGCAATTGAAGCGTGGAAACGGTGGACGATGAGCCGCAACTAGACGAAGAGACCCGGCGCTATGCGGAGATTATCCGCGCCAAACAAGATCGGCTCTTTGCCCTCGATCTCCAGGCTGCCAAGTACGGGATGGACACGCCGCCGCATGTGGCAATGGAGCGCGCCAGCCTGGAGGCCGAAGTCCGCGCAACCGAGTCGACCCTGGACAGTCCGATCCGTGCGGCGTTTAGTGATGAGCTGGGGGTGCGCGGGCGGTTCGTGGTCAACCACCAGCAGAACCAGGACATCAAAAAGAGCATTGCGGCGGTCGCGGTTAAGCTCGATCGCTTTATCGACGATAGCAAGTTGTGGCGCAACATGCACCGACAGCTGATCTTAATCATTGGGGTGGCGGTGATTCTGATTATGATCGCGCTGGCCATCCTGGGAACGTATCTCGTGACGACAGGGCATTTATGAGCTTTGACGCAACCATTATTCACTGGCACACGATTGCCGAGTTTGCCGTCACACTGAAGAGCATCCGGCGGCCGGCGTGGTGCGCTGCCATCACGCACCATAACACCTACCAGCCCGACGATCTGAACTGGCGCGGCATGGCCAGCATGATCAGCTTGCGCAATTTCTATCGCGATACCAAACAGTGGCCGTCTGGCCCGCACCTTTTCTTGGCTGCGCAGGCACCCAACCCCGCCGACACCGGCATTTTCCAACTCACCCCGATCACGCACGTCGGCACGCACGCCGGCCAGTGCAACGCCGATCACCTGGGGATCGAGAACGTCGGCAACTTCGAGGCCCGCGCACCCAGCCCTGATCAGTATGCGCTATTGCTCCAGATCACGCGCCTGATCTTGCAGCAGTGGGGGATACCGCCTGAGAAGGTCAACGTCCATAACGAGTGCATGACCGGGCGCACCTGCCCTGGGAAGCACCTGACCGGCGCGCAGATTCGCGCCGACTTGCAGCGCCCGATCCCGCGCCCGCCACCGCCGAAGCGCTATCAGGTACTCGGGCTGCCCGTGTATCAGCGCTCCGATCACACCGGGCCACTGTGGGGGCATCTCAAGGACGATGAGCCGGTTGTGATCGACGATCCGTCGAATGGGCACTTGGCAGACGGGCGCGGGTTCGTCGATCTGAATGGACTGGGGGATGCCTGATGGGAACACGAGTCCCACGATTGCCAGTGACGAGCGCGCAATATGAAGCCGGGCTGAAGGAGGGGCGCGATCTCTATGCTGAAGATCTGGCGCGGTACGCCCGCAACGCCCGCCGGACACGACTCGCGGTGTTTCTGCTGGTTGTGTTTGCTGGCATGTGCGCGGGCGCGATTGTGACCATGTTGCTCATCGGAGGGATAGTACGGTGACAACCAATCAGCCGATCATCTCGCCCGTGCTGCCGCCCCCACCCATTGCCGCGCCTGCGAATCCAAACGCGCCCTTTGCGCCACCCGCGCCGCCGCCGCCGGCGACGCGCTATCGCCTCAAGTACGGCGTGCTGGAGTGTATGACCTGCGGGCTCGCGAAAGAATACTGTAAGGGACATGCACCACCACCACCACCCCAGGGCGATGGGGTGTCGTCTGATCTGATCGCGCGCATCCGGGAAGCGCAGGGCGGGCGGTAGGGAAAGCTGAAAGCTGAAAGCTAAAAGATGAAAAAGGTCACACCCCTTTCTGCTCTCAGCTTTTTGCTTTCAGCTTTCGCGGTAGCGCTGTGGTGCGGCGGTTGGTGGCTCGTGGGGGCGGTGTTATACTGGCATTGGAAAGGAAGGACATAAAATGGATATTCAAACGTTGCTCTTCGCGCTGGCGATTGCGCTGGCGTTCGGTGCGGTCTGGTGGGGTACGTCGCGGCTGGCGCTCAACTCGTTCCTGATCCCGTTCCTGTCGGCGCTGGCCGCGCTGGCGGTCTACTTCTCGCATTCGCTGCTTGGGGTCAAGGTCTAATGACAGGCCATAAAACTTGACATGCTTGTAAGGTTTTGGTATACTATAGGTAGGGCAAATGTTCGCTTTGGAGCCTACCATGCCAAAACTAAACAGCCTTTCCCATAAGCAGCAACGCTTTATTGAAGAGTACCTCGTTGACTTTAACGCAACACAAGCAGTGATACGCGCGGGGTACTCTGCGCGAACTGCGCGGCAGATGGGATTCGAGAACCTACGAAAGCCCGATATCCGGCGCGCAATCGAAGCACGAATCGCGCTCTTATCCGATGTCGCAGGAGCTGGCACGCGGGAAATGCTTCAGCGGTTTGCCGAACAGGTCAATCCAAGTAAGCGGATCGAGCGAAAAAGGGGCATTGTTTATCTCTTGCGGGCCGATAATGCACTCGTGAAGATTGGCATTACGATTGATTTTCGTCGGCGCTTGGCAACGCTCAACACACTTATGCCGTATAGTCTAGAGGTAGTATTGCTTATCGACTGCGACAATTGCATCAGCCTGGAGCAGCTACTTCATTCTAGGTTTGCCAGCAAACGTATTCGTGGTGAGTGGTTCAGGCTCTGCGATGATGACATTGAGCAGCTAAGACTAGACTATGGCACTGTCACCTAAACAACTCGCATTCGTTGAAGCCTACCTGACTACATGGAATGGCGCGGAAGCGGCGCGGCTGGCGGGCTATTCGGAGCATACCGCACGCGAACAAGCATCACGATTGTTAACAAATGTTAACGTCCAGGCTGCGATTCAGGCGCGGCTGGCTGAGCTGAAGATGAGCGCCGACGAGGTGTTGGTGCGGCTGACTGACCACGCGCGCGGGAGCCTTGCGCCGTTTCTGCGGCGCACGCCTGACGGCGATCTCCGCGGCTTCGATCTGAGCGACGAGCAGCCGCTGCATTTGCTCCAAAAGATCAGTATCACCACACGCCGGTTGAAGGATGATGAAACCGAGGAAAAGGTGGCACTGGAGCTGCACCCCGTGCAGGGCGCGCTCACGTTACTCGGCAAGCATCACAAGCTGTTCACGGATAAGGTTGAGCACACCGGCAAAGACGGCCAGCCACTCTTCAAGGTCTACGAGAAAACCGATGCTTTCGACCCCGACGACGCCTAATCCAGCACCCCGCCCACGCGGCTACAGCGCCTACGGCGCGGCGGTCGATCTGTGGCGGAGCAAACAGACCGAGATTGTCGTCAGCGGCCCAGCCGGCACCGGCAAGTCGCGCGCGTGTCTGGAGAAGCTACACTTCTGCGCGCTCAAGTACGCTGGCATGCGCGGCCTGATTGTGCGCAAGACCAGGGAAAGCCTATCCGAAGCGGCGCTGGTCACGTTTGAAGACAAGGTGCTGCCAGCGCACGATGGGGTCAAAGACGGCCCGCGCCGCAACTTCAGGCAGGCCTACCACTATCCGAACGGCAGCGAGCTTGTCGTCGGCGGTCTCGACAAGCCGGCCAAGATCATGAGTACCGAATACGACATGATCTATGTGCAGGAGGCGACCGAGCTGGATCTGACCTCATGGCTGGCGCTGACGACCCGGCTGCGCAACGGCGTCATGCCGTACCAGCAGCTGATCGCCGACTGCAACCCCGACGCGCCGACGCATTGGCTGTGGCTGCGCTCACAAGCTGGCACGACGACCATGCTGCACAGTCGTCACGAAGACAACCCGCGCCTCTACCGCAATGGGCACTGGACAGCTGAGGGCCGCGCCTATCGTGAGAAGCTGGAGCGGCTGGGGCACATTGACACGGCGAGTGGTGAGCGCGTCGGCACCGAATGGCAGCGGCTGGGGCTGGGGCTGTGGGTGCAGGCGACCGGCGTGATCTTTGGCGTCTGGAGTGACGGGCCGAGCGACGGCAACGTGACCAGCATGGCCGACTACGAGCCGGGCGCAGGATCGGTGCTCTGGTTTATCGACGATGGCTATGTCGGCACGCGCGACGCACAGACCGGCCACTGGACAGCCGACAGTCATCCGCGCGTGTTTCTGCTCTGCCAGTTGCGCCGTGATGGTACAATCAATGTGTTCTATGAAGATGACCGCTGCGGCGTGCTGAGTGATGTCCACGTCGCCGATGTCTTGGCGCTGCCGTATCCGCATCCTGATTACGCCGTCGTCGACAAGTCGGCGGCCGAGCTCAAGGGCCGACTCCACGCGGCGGGAGTCTATACGCGCAACAGCCCGTCGGATGTCGAGGAAAGTATCAAGGAACTGCGGCGTGGCTTAGCACTCGACACGAACAATCGGCGGCGGGTCAAAGCGCATCCACGCTGCGCGAATCTCCGTGCTGAGATGGTCAGCTACCGCAAAGACGCGAACGGCAAGATTATCAAGGCGTTTGATCACTCAATCGACGCGCTGCGCTACGGCGTGTGGTCACAGAGGTTTGAGCAATGACCAACCTGCATGTCACAGGGCTACCCAGGGAAGATCAAGGATCGCCCCTCGCGTGTGTCCACCCCGACCCAACGCAGCGGTGCGACGAAGAGGCGGCATGGTTCGTGTGGTACGCTCGCCCGCCCGGCATGTACACCTATAGCTGCCACGAGCACCTGATCGAGCGGCTGCGCTCCGTCACGCTCGGCAGCATCGTGCAGATCACGCGCACGCCGCGATGGGAGCCGACACCATGACCGACCTGCAAGCCCCCAGCGCCATCCAGGGCAACACCTTAGAGTACGCCAGCAGCGCGCCGGCGGTGTTCGGCCTGGCATTCCCGTGGATGATGAGCCAGCCGACCTACACCGATCTGCCGCCCTACTGGAGTCCCACTCGCGATTGGGTATTATCGAATACCACCAAGAAAGAGGACATGTGGGCGGCGGCGGTGGCGATTGCGGCCACGCGCTTTGCGGCGCACGGCTACACCATCAAAGACAGCGGCGACAGCGGACGCAAGGTCTCAGCTAGTCAGCAGCTCATGAAGCGCGCGAACGGCGGCGAGGGCTGGGTGCCCTTCGCGATCAAGGTGATGCGCGATCTGCTGCTGTGCGACAATGGGATCGGGATTCGTCTGCGGCACGAAGGCGATGAGACGGTCAAGATTCGCGTGAAGGAGACCGTCCAGGGTGCCGAAACCGGCGGCTTTGCTGAGGCAGCGGTGACAGTCTCCAGGCCCGGCGCGAAAATCACGGGACTGTATCATCTCGACAGCCTGCGCATGATCCGCACCGGCAACTTAGTGTACCCGGTGCGCTACATGCCGATCAACGGCGTGCAGCAGATATTTAGGTGGGATCAGGTGTTGATCTACGCCGATCAGGTCAGCCCCCGCGCGGAGCTGTTCGGCGTCGGCGAGTGCGCGGCCAGCCGGGCCTACAAGACGATATCCAAGCTGAGCGCGATGGAACAACTGGTGTATGAGAATTTGACCGGCGGCGGCGCGAATAAACTGGTGTTTCTGCAGGGCATTAATGATCCGACACTCCAGGCGATTCTGAAGAGCGGCGAGGCCGACGCTCAGGCGCGCGGGCTGGTCTACTACCTCGGCACGATCCTGGGGGCCATCCCCAGTGACACGCCGATCAGCATGGTCGAGGTCAAGCTGAAAGAGCTGCTCAGTAGCTTCGTGCCAAAGGACGAACGGGATAACGGCTACCTGATCTACGCCAATAATATCGGCGTCCCCGTCCAGTCGATTCAGCCGCTCTCTGGGCAGGGACTGGGCACGGGCACACAAACCTTAGTGCTGGAGGACGCGGCCAAAGGCCAGGGCGCGATGCCGGCGTTTATCAAGTGGTGGGAGCAGACGGTCAGCGACCGCGTGCTGCCCGCCACAACCGAGGTGCAGTTCACTGACGAAAACGACATGCGCGATCAGGAGGCTAGAGCCAAGGTGCAGAAGCTGCGCGCCGACACCCGCGCGGTGCAGATTCAGTCAGGCGAGATCAGCCCGCCGATGGCCCGCCAGCTGGCGGTCGATAGCGAGGACTTGCCCCAGGAGATGGTGGCGGATGATGCGACCGGCGCGGGGCAGCTGAGTGACGACGAGAAGCAAGCGCCCGAGCGCGCATCGCTCAGCCCAGCGGCACTGGCGCTCATCCAGGGCGCACCGACCGCCGCGCCGGCGCAAGGCCCGCCGGGGCTGGCGACGAAAGACGAGTCAGGATGGGTGGCGTATGAAGGGCTCGACCCCTGGATCAATCCCGGCGTGGCGATGAAAGACGCGGCGGATGACGAGGCGCGAGCACTGCTGGAAGCTGAGCTAGGATGGGCTAAGCGGCTAGGCAGGGAGGCACGGAAGCATGGGTAAGCAATCGACGCTCCCTATCGCGTCATGGCCGAAAGGTGAACCAGCGCGCTATGACATTGTGATTGATCGGTCGCTTGATCGGCACATCATGCGGCGCAAGATTCGGCGGATGCTCCGACGTGCCTAATCCGCCTTCTCCGCTCACCTGGTTGCTCAGTCGCCTCTCGCGCCTGGTGGTCACTGCGACCGGCGCACTCGAAGCCGACTACCCGGCGGGCGTTGCGGCCTGGCAGCAGGAGGTCAGTCGGCAACTGGCGCGCTACCACGCGGCGGCGATGCTGGCCGGGGCGGGCGTGGAGACCTTGACGCCGGCGATGACCACGGCGGTCACGACCGACCTGGCCACGCAGCTGCGCTTTCTCGGCAAATTCGCGATTGAAGTGCAGGGCGGCGATCAGTGGCAGGCGGGGTGGAACGCGCGGGCGCAGATGTACGCCGAGTCGATTAAAGCGCCCTACTGGCGCGGGGCCGTGAAGATGCTTTCTCTCCCGGCGATGCCGGGCGACGGCACGTCAACCTGCCTGACGCGCTGCCGGTGTGCGTGGGACGTGAATGAGCTGGAGGGCGACGGCAACTATGATTGTACCTGGCTGCTGAGCGCAGCGGAGGACTGCCAGGTGTGCAAGCAGCGGGCGCTGGATTGGGCGCCACTCAGAGTGAGGGATGGGGTGGTACAGGTATGAAGCTGATCTTTGGGGCGTTTCCCGACAGGCAAGTACAGCAAATCATGCAGGCGTGGGAGGATGCGCGCTCGCGCGGCACCACAACCCTGGTCGTTCCGTATTGGGGCGAGACGCCGGTGCAGATGATTGACACAAACAATTGCGCCAAGCCGCGCCGAATCAGTATCCACGCGCACCGAGGGAAGCCATGGGCAAAAGCAAGGTTATAGTGCCGCGTAAGCTAAGCGTCGATCCAAAGGCGATGGCCCGCGCCATCACCAACACCCTGAACAGCACCGCGCTGGCGATCAAGGCCGACTTTGCGGTCACTGCGCAGACATTCGACGATGCGCCGACGTTCACGATTGAGTCGCCGACCGTCTACACCCGCGCGATTGGGACGGATGACGAGAACTACACGCGGCTGAGCGTGGGCACACGGCCGCACATCATCGCGCCCCGGCCGGGCGGCACGCTGGTGTTTCGCACGCCGTTTCGGTCGAAGACGCTGCCGCGCCAGATCGCGAGCGGGCCGGGCAGCAAAGGCGGCAATCAGGTGTTCACCCGCAAGCCGATTCACCATCCCGGCACCGCGCCGCGCCAGTTCGACCAGGTGATTGCCGAGAAGTGGCAGCGGCAAGTCGGCGCGCTCTTTCAGCGGGCCATTGATAGCGAGGCCTCCTAATGCGACGTTTCATCCTGATCATCCTCGCGTGGCTGATCGTGCTGGCGCTGCTGTGGCAGGCGGACACGGCGCAGATGGCCGCTGTCACGCCGCTGCGTGCGACCCTGACGCCGCTGGTGTCTGTCACGCCGCTACCGACGCGCGCGCCAGAGAGCGCCTACCCGCCGCCGGCCTATCCTGCGCCATCTCACCCGCGCCACGCACCCGAGACGCTGCGCGACGCCTGGGAGGACATCGTTGGATCTCGTTGAGCTATTCAGCAAGCCGCCGGCGTCGTTCGTCTGGTCGACGAGCGAGGACGGCAGCCGCACGATGGGGAGTAGCGAGGGCTTTGTGCTGGACATCTGGCCGGATCGGGTCGAAGCCGCCGCGCTGTTTCCATCCGACCGGCCTGACCTGACCGAGCGCAACGCCACGCTGTTCCAGCTCCTGCTGCTGGCGATGCGGCCCGATTGGGCGTCTAGCAGTAGCTGGCTCGCGCAGGCGATGCGGCAGGCCGTGCGTGGGCACCGAGAGGACATCAACGTGAGCCGGCGCGTGCGCTTCGTGAGTGATGCCGCGAACAGCCGCGCCACACTGAGGATTGCTAGATGAGATGGGTAGCAACGATTGCGACCAATCAGGTCGATCAAGATGGCGAACAGTTCAGCGACGCAGCATTAGTACAGATTGCGGCGCAGGCTGCTACGACACCAATTAGCTGGAATTTCGCACGACTGAAGATCGGAAGCGTCCAGAAGGCGGCGCACGACGGCGGAGCGGTGTCAATCGAGGCCGAAACCGGCGGCATGATTCCTTACGGGATTTACGCGGTGCCTAAGATCGCCTTTGATCCAAACGACTGCACAGAAGAAAACGGGGTGCGTGTTTATCATCGGATCACGTTGATAAGCATCGGATTAACGCACAACCCATCCGATACACATCTTACACCGATCCATGAGGTCTAGCCGATGAATCTCAGTCTCGCGACATGGCTAACGTTACGCGGCACACTGATCAGCGTGATCAGAGCCATTGATGCCATGTTGCTCGAAGCCTACGGGTGGACGCCCCGCTGTCGTAAAGCAGAGCTTGACGATATGGTGTACACTAAGCAGTAACACATCGACATATCGTCACGACGTAACTAGTCGGGGCGCTGTCTCTCTTCGGAGGGATAGCGCCCCTTTTTGATCTCCATGTCCGACCCATCGTCACAACCCGGTACTCCACTCCACGGCCCCGGCGGCCTCCTCGGCACGCCTGGCATGGGCAGCGGGCGTGCGCGCCGCAAGGGCAGGCGCTGGGGCGTGCGCACGAAGGCCAAGCAGATCGTCGGCAACCTGTACCGGGGCGACACCGGCCAATTCCAGGCCGGGGGTGCAGGTTCACCAGCAGCCAAGCCCAAACGCGGGGTCGTACTCAGCAAGCAGCCCAAGCCGCCCACGCGCACGCCCGTCAAAACGACCGCGCCCAAGAAGGGCGGCGGCGGCAGTAAGAAACCCGCCGGGCCGAAGCCCAAGGATCCGGTAGCTCAGGCGCGCCAAGCCAAGCGCGATCAGGAGCACGATGCGGATCGGGCGCAGCGGCAAGCGGATCGGCAGGCGCGACTCGACCGCCAAGCGGCGCGTGACCGAGATCGGCTGGCGAAAGACATGCAGCGCCAGGCTGACGCGGCGAAAAAGAAGCTGGAAAAGCCCAAAGGCGGCGGCGGGGGTGGCAGCAAGAAGCCCAGCGAGGCCGACAAAAAGCAGCAGCAGCTCCAGGAGCGCGCGAAAAGGGCCGACACGACCGCCAGCCAGGTGGGCATGGCGTCGGCTGACCTCGCCGCGCTGCGCACCGCAACCGAGGCCGGCGGCGTGCAGAACCCCGCACTGGCCCAGCTGGGGCTGCTGGGGGCCGACGGACTCGCGACCGACCAGGGACGGCGGGCGCTCAGTGCCCTGGAGCGCGGCGACGTGCGGCAGTACCAGGCCGCGCTCCAGGACGCCAAAGCGCGGATGGGCCGCGAGCAGGGGGCAGCGGATCGGAAGCGACAGACCGAGGGACGGCGCGCGCAGGCCGCGAACGAGCGACAGGCACGGCAGCAGGCACGGATCGAGCGCTTGAAGCGACGGGTACAGGCCGGCAGCAAGCTGAGCAATAGCGAGATCGATCAGCTGACCGAGGCCGGGGCGCTCGTGAACGGGCGACTCAAAGCCGAGACCTACGGGGGCACCAAGCGCGCGGATCTGGATGAGAACGTCTTCGCGGGGCCGGATCGCAGCTTCCCGATTGTGACCGCGCAGGATGTCAGAGACGCGGTGCGGAGCCTGGGGCGCACCAAGCACGATAAGGATGCGGTCAAGCGCGGCATTATCCGGCGGGCGAAAGCGATCGGCGCGCTAGACGCGCTGCCCGAGGACTGGCGCACCAAGTCATTTGTCGTCTTCAAAGATCACGCTGGCCAGCACCGCTGGATCGCGCGCACGACGACGGCGTACAAAGACCGCGACGGCGAGATCATCAGCGAAGCGGCGTTAGACGCCGACAGCCAGCGCATGATGGCAACCAAGCAGTTCGGCCCGCTGCGCTACTGGCATATCGGCCAGCCCGATCCGTCCAATGTCGCCGCACCCTGGGGGCCGGGGATTGACATTGGGACATGTGATTATAGCGTGGTCATCGGGCGCACGCGGATTGAGAGTGGCACGTTTCACAGCGCGGCAATTGCACAGCAGATGGCGCGCGTCGCCGACCGTCACGAGATGTCGCCGGGCTTCTTTCATCCGCTTGATCAGCCCGATAGCGAGCAGACGTTTAATGAGATCCGCACCTTTGAGCGCAGCCCGGTGCCTGTCCGGTATGGCCGCGCGTCGAACCTCTTTACCGGCTTTACAGTCAAGGAGTTCCGCATGGACGTAGCAGAGATGGAGCGCCGATTCAAGGCGATGTATCAAGAGCTGGGGCTGACCCCCGAGCAGGGCATGGAATTGGGGCAGAACCTCGTCGCGACTGAGAAAGAGGCGCAGGCGCAGGGAATCGCCTTCAAGGAAGAGTCGGCACCTGAGTACCCCGATGTCGTGATCAACGGCATTACCTACAAAGCCGCGCCGCCGCCGGTACTGGACGCCGAAGACGATCCGGCGATGGGCGGCGACGGCGGAATCGATGAAGCCGCCGAAGGCGAGCCGTCACTCGACGATACCGCGCAAATGGCCGGCGACTACCTGGGCGATATGTCCTGGGACGAGTTCGCGGCCAAACTCGGCGCGCTCTTAGCACCCGTGCTCAAGATGCAGGATATGGTCAAGTCGATTGGCGACGCGCATCAAGAGCTGAAGGGCATGTACGGCGGCGTCGCGCAGAAGGATGACGCCCGCGCGCAGGAGCTGGCCGCGCTCAAATCGCAGTACGCCGAGCAATCGCAGCAGATCGCGCAATTGGCGTCCAGAATCGCGCAGATCGAAGGCGATCAGCCGTCGGTCATTCTCCCCAATGAGATTGAAGCCGCGCTGAAAAGCGCCGGCCCGACCGCGCCCGCCGATCCGAATGCGCCGGTTGTACCGGACGATCCTGCGCGGCCCTACGCCGCCATCGCCGCGCGCACCATGCCCGCACTCTACCGCACCGACACCGGCGGCGGCTTTGGCGGATGGCAGCCGCCATCGCAAAGCTAAAAACCGAAAGCTGAAAGCTGAAACAAGGAGACACGGATTATGCCCGAAGCAATGCCAGTCCTTTCACCCGACGCTATGCAGTTACTCAACTGGCTGGCGTCGGCATCGCCCGCACTCAAAGACGCTGGCACCGCCGCCGGCAGCCCCCTGCACGGCCCTGGGGGGTTGCTTGGCTACCCCGGTCTGAATAAGCAGATCGTCAACGCGATGATCATGCCGAAGGGCATCGCCGGCCGCATCCCGGTGATGAAGTCGGTCAACACCAACGAGCTGTACCCGGTCTTGACTGGGCAGCTGGCATCGACCGGCACCGAGCCGACCGCCGCGTGCTCCGACTGGCCGACGGTGGGCAGCTTCAAGGCCTGCACCCAGACGTTTCCCTTTGGCCAGCAGGGGCGCATGAGTCAGGTGCTCAACATCAAGTACGCCGGGCAGACGATCAACCGGGGCGAGTTCCGCGATAACGTGCTGCTGGGCAAGCCGGGCGGCGACGTGCCCACGCCGGGGCCGATCAACTGGCAGCGCATCTTTCAGACCGAGTACGAGTACAAGATCGCCGAGCTGTTCAGCGGCTACGCACGCGACTACGCGAGGACTGTCTACACCGGGAATGCGATCACGACCGCCGGCAGCCAGGGCTATCAGCAGTTCAACGGCCTGGATCGGCAGATCGCCACCGGCAAGCGCGACGCCCGCACCGGGCAGCTCTGCGCGGCGGTCGACAGTCTGGTCATCGACTTCAACAGCCAGAGTATCAACACCGCCGGCGCGACGATCTATGCGTTGCTCGCGAACGCCGTGAACAATATGGAGCGCCTGGCTGAGCAACTAGGACTGGATGTCAAGTGGGCGATCACCATGCGCTTTGGCGCGTGGTTGACGTTGACGAGCATCTGGCCGTGCGTGTACGCGACCAGCGGCTGCCCGACCGCGCTCGGGGTCGTGAGCTCATCGTCGCTCGAAGAGCAGACCAATATGCGCGATCGGCTGCGCAACACGCGCATGCTGCCGATTGAGGGCAAGGAGTACGAGATCATCGTCGACGACACGATCACCGAGACGGTGGCGGCCGGCGGCGTCGTGGGCACGTACCGCAGCGACTTCTACATGCTGCCCTTGACGGTGAACGGCCAGCCGTCCCTGTTCTGGGAATACTTCGATATGAACGCCGAGGCGGTGGCGGCGGCGTCCAAGATGGCACCGGGCGGCTACTTTGAGGTCATGGACAATGGCCGCTTCCTGTTCTCGCGACTCAGCCCGACGCACACCTGCGTGCAGGTTGAGATCGTGGAGCGCCCGCGCCTGATTCTGCTGACGCCGTTTCTCGCGGCGCGCTTCCAGAATCTCGCCTATACCTACTCGATTCACGAACAGGAATGGGATCCGGCGAGCCCGTACTTTGAGAACGGCGGATCGAGCACCAGCCCGCTGCCGTACTTCTACCCCAATAGCGGGTGAGTTGGGCAGTAGGCGGATAACGAAACGAGCGGCGGCGCTGGGCTGCCGCTCACAATCCAAAGGGAGGGACAACCGATGGATGCGCAAGACCAGGCACCTTTACAACTTGATGACCGTGAGATCGCGCAAGTGCTCCATGCGCGGCACTATGCCGAGCACTTCATAAAGGCGGGCGCACCGGGGCATGGTCAGTTTCTGTTGATCGCGAAACTCTCACAGCTGCTGGATGCCGAGCGCGCGCGAAACACGCCGCGCAAAACGCAAAAGATCATGTGGGACGAAAGCAACCGCTGTTATCGGGACATCGAGACTGGCGTGAAGGTGGATATATGACCCCTCTCGTCTCGATCATCACCCCGTGCGGCCCACGCCACGCGGAGCATGTGCGCATCGCAGCCGCCAGCGTGGCGTGGCAGAGCTTAGCCCCGCGCTGTGAGCACATCATCGCCTGTGACGGCGGGGCGGATGTGCAACCGATGGCGGGGGTCACGATCCTCCCATCAGACGGCGAGCGACGCGGGCCGGCGCACACGCGCAACCGGGCGCTCGCTGCCGCACGCGGGGCGTTCATCCTGCCCCTG